TGTCATAGAGCATTTGCTTATGCTGTAGATGATGTTGCTATCTTGGCTGCTGGTGAAGATCCAATGGGTCACATCAGAAACCAACTTGCAGATGCAATCAACAAATTAAACAACGCTAGATTGTTCTCACATTTAGCTGGTTTATTTGGAACTGCATTAGCAGCTAACAAGTTAGACGTAGCAAAAGCTGGTGCTAGTGCTACTGAAGTTAACTTCCTAACAGCTTCTACAGTTGCAAGAGCTAGAAACCTACTTGGAGAAAGAGGAGAGGATCTTGATCTTCTAATCGTTCATCCATCTGTTGCTTACTACCTTTATCAGGTTGGTATGTTAACATTCTCTACTTCTGCATTATCAACAGGCACTAACCTCACATGGGGTGGCGGTGGTGTTGGTATCAGCGATAGAGCCGTTGGTGAATTTGCTGGATGTACAGTTGTTGTTGACTCTGCTGTTAACACAGTTGCACCATCTAGTTCAAGTGGTCATCAAATCGAGTTCTTCTGCTACCTAACATCTTCAGGAACAATCCTTGAAGGTAATCAGCAAGCACTAAGAATTGAAGCTGAAAGAAACATTCTTTCTAAGCAAGATGTTATGTCAGTTGACTACCACAGTGCTTATCACGTTATGGGTACTAAGTGGAACGTTGCTGATGACAACCCAACTAATGCAAACTTAGCAACAGCTAACAAGTGGGCATTAACATATGATGCTGACTTAATTCCATTAGTTCAGTTAACTGTTAACTCACCTCTTGATACTTCAACTTATTAATCGTATTATTAAGTTGCAAAGCAAAGCAGTAAAGAACCTCATCAATTATTGGTGGGGTTTTTTCTTTACGCTACAATAAAACTAAATTACTTTATAGATCGTGGCAGCTACTATAAACGCAACACTATCAAGTGCGAGTGCAAATAGCTATGTTACATTAGCTGAAGCAGACGCATA